GTTGCACAGCCTTTTATTGATTCAAAAGGAACTGTTATTAAAGATTTAAAAATCTTTTGTAGTGCTGCAAATTACACTAGTAGTTTACAAACAATAATTAATGCTATATAAGAGTAGTTTTTAGACAGTTATTCAATAATAATTTAAAAAAAGCTCGCATTTTATTGCGAGCTTTTTTTTATTAAATTTGAAAGTATGGCAACATTAGATAAATTAGCATACAATATTAGAAATATAGCCAGAAACGGTCAAGGCAATTCAGACGATGATCGTCTAACTATTGCACAAGTAAAGTTTTGGATATCTTATTATAGAGCAGAAGGAGTTTTACAAACTACAAATTACGGTAAAGACATTCATCCACAAATGGTACAAGACTTAGGTATTGTTCCATTAGTAGAAGTTGATGCAACAGATACAGATTGTCCTAGTGTGCAATGGGGTTGCACAATAAAAAAGGTAGTTGTTCCTAAATTTGTAGACTTTCCTAAAGACAGAGCAATAGTTTTTGTAGGAAAGATTGATAAAAGAGAACCATTTATTTTAGGAAATGCTGATATAGACTATTTTAAATCAGCTACTCAATTTGGCAAAATGATGTCAAGAGTAACAATGATTGGAAATAATATGTATTTTCAATTAAACAAAACAGACTTAGATTTAGAATACGTTAATATTAGAGGTGTATTTGAAGACCCAACAGAAGTAAGTCAATACGCTACTACTGGTTGTCAACCATCTTGTTTTGATGATGCTAAAAGCGAATATCCTTTACCTCTTAACCTTTACGTATATGTTTTAACTAACATACTACAAAAAGAATTACAGCTTAGTGAAGCTGCTGTAAATGATGAATTAAACAATGCAAGAAAAGACAATCAAAAGATGGGATAGTAAAAGTCGTATAACCTTAATGGGTGTTTACGAAGATGCTAAAAAAGAAATAGAAAGAGAACTTGCTAAAAGAACATATTTAAATAAGCGTACAATAACATTTAGAGAATTTAGAAGTGTAGTAAAACCTTACTTAGGTTTTATATTAAACTATACAATGAGAGGTTTTGAGTATAAGTTGCCAAATAAGTTTGGAAGTTTAAGAATTATTAAAAAGAAAAACAACAAAAAGCAAAGATATTACAAAGCAAATAGTGTTGATGATTTTTATACAAAAGGATATTGGCACGAATTGTATTGGTTTAAACCTGATAAATGGAAAAATATTAACGTAAAGTTAAGTCCTACTCAAACTAAAATAATGATGAAACAAGTCAATAGAGGTTATGAGTATGCTGATTTTACAGAATAAAAAAAATATGAATAGCGATAAAATTTCTATAAGAAGAATTATTGGTGATGTAGCTGGTAATCTAGGTTTAAAAAATGTTAATCAATACATAGATGACTTTGCAAGGTGGTCTGTTGAAGCAGAAAACTTAATTGGCACAGATAACTCATATACACATAAAGAGTGCTTACTAAGTGTTAAGAACATGAAAGCAACTTTGCCTGATGACTTAATTACCCTTAGTGGTTTAAAATACAATAACACAGAAATAGAGTTTAGTGATAAAAACTTCGCTATGTTTGATAAGAGTTCTTCTAACGGAGGTTCTGTTCATTTAGCTAGTATATCAGCAGCAAAGTTAAACAACGCTAACACAAGACAAGAGAGTGTCAATAGTGTTTACAATCTTGTGTTTACTTTAAAGAATAGATACATATACGTTAACAGTAAAGACATTACTGAATTTGGAATTAGCTACGAGGGTGTTTCTATAGACGACGAGGGTTTTCCTTTAATATCTAAATCACATGAACTAGCAGTTTCTCATTATTTAATGTGGAAATGCAAATCTGTAGATTACTATAACGGTAAAGTACCACATCATATATATAAGGAATTAGAAACTAGATGGTATTACTTGTGCGCGCAAGCAAGAGGTAATGATGAAATGCCTAACCCAGCAAAGCTAGAATATCTTGCAAATATGTTTAACCAACTACTTCCATTACCTAATAAAAAATACTTTTAATGGCACAGATTAGTAAAAATGTTTTTAGCAAAGGTTTAAATAGAGATTACGACCCTACTAATGTTAGTGCTACCTCAATGGTAGATAACATTAATGGTAAGTTAATGTTTAACAAAAAAGGAACACTTGATTGGGTAGAAGACAATGGAAACATTCTTTCGTTTACTTTAAACGCTAACAGTGGTGCTGATACAAATAGATATGTTCCATTAGGTTATGCTGGTGATGGTAACATTAAAATAATATTTTCTGTTAGAGAAGATTTATCGTTTTCTGAAATAGGTATTTTAGGATTTGATAAGAATGGTGATGGAACTTATGCAACATTATTTAACGACACTTCTGATGCAGAAAAATTAAACTTTAAATCTACAAATCAAATATGCGCGCGTTTTCTTTATGAAAATAATGAAACAATAAGAGTGTATTGGGTTGATGGTGTAGAGTCTGATAGTAACCCTCCAAGAGTATTTACTATAAAATACAATCCTACTTTAGAAAAAAATGATGTTACTGCATATAGTGCTGTTACAGATACAGTACATAGTATAGATAGTCAAGCTGAATTTAACCCAGGATTAATTAAGTATGAGCAAAAAATTAGTGGAAATATTTTAACAGGTGTATATCAATACACTTATAGATTATTGACCGATGATGGATATGCAACAAGTTGGGTTACGCCTACAAATAAAATTTTTGTAACTAGTGATGACATTAACAATTTAAACTGGAACCGTTACGAAATGGAAGGCAGTGGTCTTGATTCAGGAAAAGGTAATAGAATAGAAATAAAAGGAGTTGATAGTAGGTTTGACAGAATACAAGTAGCTTATCTATATGCAAAAACAAAAGCAATTATAGATGAATCTAATATATTTTCTGATTCAGCAATACCTACAGGAACTACAACAATGTCATTTGACCATGTTTCTAATTTAGGAGAGCCTGTTATAACAGCTACAATAAACACAAGGTTTCAAGGTATAGTAGCTGCAAAAACATTAGAAGTAAAAGACAGTGTTTTATATTATGGAAATATAAATGAAAATTTATTAAAAATAACTTCTGCAGAATTAGAAACTGTTTTATCAGGTTTAACCATAACTCCAAAGTTTAGAGATATGCGATCTGATACAGCCGAGTTAGGTCCTAAAACACCTCCTGTTTGTCATAGTCCACCAACTAATGCAAATGCAATTGCTCAAAAAAGACTTCATCAAACTTCTATAGAAGATTATAAAATTGTTGATGATTATGTAAATTATAAAGGAACACAAGTAGACAATATTTTTAAAGGATATTTCCGAGGAGAAACATATAGGTTTGCAATAGTTTTTTACGACAAATTAGGTTATCCATATTTTGCTTTTCATTTAGCAGATTTCACTTTTCCTGATCAATACGATACTACATATAAATGGAATAGATTAAAAATAGATGGAACAACAACAGGCGTAACAACTGATAATCTTACTCAACCTGCTTGTTCAACAAACGATTATAATCATACTCCAATAACTGCTGACCCAGTAATGCAGTTTGACCCTTTTCATAACATACTTTATTCTCATTTAAGAATAATGGGTATTGAGGTAAGTGGTATTAATGTAAGTAGCATTAAAGATAAAATAAGTGGTTTTTCTATTGTTAGAACTGATAGAGACGCTACTATTGTTAATCAAGGTTTATTAATGCCTACTGTGATAGATGCAGAAGATTCTACAATAACAAGACCACACATGGTTGGTTATCATAGATGGGCTGGTGGTACTACAAATTCTCCTAATTTATTTGGAGTAGATAGATGGGATTCAACTAGTGGAGATAAGTATAGTACAAGACCATTTTTATCTGTGTTTTATTCTCCTGATAATGATTTTGATAAAACAACAATTCCAACAATACAAACTAATGATAGTTTAAAAGTTATTGGCTCTTGTTATAAAGCAGCAAGTACAAGAACTGAAAATGTTGATAATAGTGGTGGACATAATGAACCTCATACTACTTTTGGAGGACTTGGTAATGTTTCTAGTAACCATGTTGTTGTTGTAAGTAAATGGTATAGAACATTAAACCCTGTAATGAATAATGAGGGAACTTATACTCCTAAATTTGGAGCAAAAGCAAATTTAAATAATCAATTTATTTTAGTGTCTGGTGGTACATTACCAAATTATGAATCTACTTTGACTTTAAAAAATAGTACAAAATTTAGAACTGACGGAAATGTAAGTAATACTCAAGGTTTTGGTCTTAATAATGATTTGTCTTCATTTGGTAAACCTAATACTATTTTTTACAAACATGGGAATTTTGGAAGTAAGCCAAATGCAATATTTAATTATAGCCAAAATACAAGTTCATATAATCAAAACACAGGAGCAGGTTCTATTATAGCTAATTATTATAGAGAAAATACAAATTTGTATGGAGGGTTGACTATAAGTTCAATGCAACAAACAATATTTTACTCTACAGGTCATTTTCAGCCAATAGGAAATCCAACTTTTACAGAAGCGCCTTTAAATGTATATGATTCTATTGAAATATTTGGAGGTGATTGTTACTTAGATTACTTTTCTTTTCTTAGATTATATGGTAGAAATGGAATTAGTACAGGTTATGATTACTCTCAGGGAGTTTCTTTTCCGTATGAATCAACAATTAATCATACATTAAGACAAGCAGCATCTTCTACAAACCCAATGTTTCCTGATATTGGAGCAAGATCAGATGGCATGCTTAGTGGTCATGTGTATTATAATGGATTGTTTATACTTAATAACGGTAATGGTCAGTTAGTAGAAGAGTTTAATTATAATGATGTATTAACATTTTCAGAATTAACTAAATTTTTTAATACTCAACCATTTGCTTTTCAAAATATAAATCAATATCCAATTAGATGGAGGCACACTTTAAATAAATATTACGGTGATCCTATAGATTCATGGAGACAATTTGAACTTGGTGCTTTTGAAGACTTAATGGGTCTTTACGGTGCTATTACAAGTTCATCGTTTTTATTTAATCAAATATATTCTTTTCAAGAAACAGGCTTTGGTAGGCTAAGAGCGTTTGATAGAGCAGCTTTAGAAAGCGAAACAACACAGTCATTAACAACGGGTATAGGTCCAGCATTAGATGGAATAGATTACATATCTACTTCTGTAGGTAATCAGCATCAATGGTCATTAGTTAATACGGGAAAAGCTTTTTATTGGATAGATGTTTTTAATGGTAAAGCTATGCGTTTTGCACAAGATGGGTTAGCATATCTTTCTGATGTAAAAGGAATGCATTCTTACTTTGAAAAAGAATCTAGTTTCTTTTTAAACAAAGACAACCCTGTATTAAATAACGGAATACTTGGAGCATGGAACTCTAAAGATAGAGATGTCTTTTGGACTTTTAATAGAGACGAGTATATAACATATACTTCTGATTTTGTTATTGTATCAAATCTTATAGATTCAGTAATTTATTTAGGAAATAATGAAACTAGGTTTATAAATTATCAAGGTTCTTATTCTCCTACAGTAGGCTTACTTATGCCTATTGGAGACATTGGATTTAATACTGTTAATGATAATATTATTCAATATATATCTATTAGTAGTTCTTCTAATACTGTATCTGTTAGACAAAGAAATTCTGCTGGTGTTACTACATATATGTTTGATGCAGTAGCGGGTGGTAGTTATATGATATACAGAGAAAGTAAAGATGACAATTGGAGTCATGTAGTTGTTCCAAAAAGGAAAATAACGCCATTTAGAGCAACAGTAGTTTATTCTGAATACATACAACAGTTTACTCAGTTTCATAGCTTTAAACCTAACTTCTACATTTGTCATAATAAGTTTATAATTAGTGAACAAGCTAGTTTAGTTCCTAAACAATTTTATGTTCATGGAAAAAATGTACTACACGCTAACTATTATGGTCAGAATTTTAAGACAAGCTTAACAGTTACAGTAAGTGATAAAGGAGAATTTTCTAAATTGTTTGACAATGTTAGAGTTGCAATAAACAAACAAGGAGTTTCTAAAATGGAAAAATTTATATTTACAACAGAAGAACAAAAAAGATTTTATAATGTACAGTCAGACACAAGAGTTAAATTCTTAGAAGGTAACTTTAGACTTCCTATCAGAACAATAACTCAAGAAAATCGTATGAGAGGTAGGTGGTTAGCTATGACTTTTGAGTTTGAAAACAATTTATACAATTCAATAAAAATTGATAACTTAATAAATCATTATAGACTTTCTAATAGAAGATAATTATGGCAATATTTGAAGACAATAGAGAACTATCTAGGCAAGAAAGATACATAGGAATGAGTAAGGTTAAAGGCTTTAAAAAAGGAGCTTTAGCTGTAATGGGTTACAAAGATACAGGAGAAAGAAATGCTTGGGGAAGAACAGGAATAGCTGGAACTCTTGGTATGGCTACAGCAGGTGGTAGTAGGCTTTTAGCTAAAAGTCTTGCAAAAGGAACTGATGCTAACAAAGTCATGAAAAAAACAGATGACGAATGGTTAAGT